GGGGCAGGAGCAACGTGTGTTCCTGTCCCTCTTTTTTTCTCTAACCAGAAAGGCAAATTGAATGCCTGGACCAATACCAATAAGCGACCTGCCTGATTCAATGCAGATGCAGTGCGAGTGCAACGGACACCCGTCAAGGCTTCGGCTGAATAGGGCGGCTCGTTGTGACAGTTGTGGCGGTTGGCTTTACCCAGTTGCTGCTGACATTCCGGATTACTCTGCAGCGATTGGTCAGCTGATGATCGCGGGTAGCCTTCGCTTAAAAGACCCCCCGATGTATACCATCAAGAACTGGGGTTACAGAACAGATCCAATCGAGAAGACCAACTTCAGTCGCAAGTATCGGCAAAGTAGTCTTCGTCTTGGTATCGAGATCGAGCTCTCGTCACCCATAAATCGAGAGACTGCTCGTAATGCTCAGCACGTCACAGCCTCCTACGCATTCACTAGGCTGTACGGAACGCTCAATCGCAGGTACAGCCAACTGCCAAAGCAAGAGGCCAGTGCTTACTGCATCGCAAAGAATGATGGCAGCATACCTGACTTCGGCACAGAGTTCAGCTGCATACCAGCCACAACTAAAGTCCATCTAGCATGCTGGAAGGGCTGTAACTGGGACGACTTTCAAGACAGGATAGATTGTGGGCTGCACGTTCATATTGACCGACGAGACTTAAGTCCTCTGCTCGTCGGAAAGCTGTCGTTGTTCTGGAATATCGTGGCAAGCATTGGCTACCAGCAGAATGTGTTTGGCAGGACTTGCACAGACTACTGCGAGCCGGGGCCTACCATTGGCCTCCAGACTCCATACCAACGACCGGGATGGAGAGACAGGCCAAGGACAACTGGCACCGGGTCGAATGCAAGGATTCGCCATCGCCGGTTCAGCAGGACTGACGCCGTGTCTCATCGCCGTAAGACTGTTGAGATACGACTGCCCAAGGCACCGGGGTCGCTCAAGGAACTATCGGACGCACTCACTTGCATCGAATGCTCAGTTGAGTTCCTTCGTTTTTACAGTATCGCCGCAATCGACAGAGACGCACACGAAAAGATGTGGAGCGACTTTGTTGAGTTCGCCGATTTTAATGCCGCACTACCAGTAGAAGACTCAGACAAACGTCTGGGTGAATGGAGGAATTAGTATGCCCACTGACATCTACGGATACGACTGCTGTCCAATTTACAGGCTTAACTACACCAAGAACTTCCGTCTCGGCTGTCCACGCCCGAGCAGTTCACGCCTATACGGACTCGAAGTTGAGATGGATAACTTCGACGAGTACGAGGCAGAAGAAGCCGACACAATTTGGAACTGGCTTCAAGACGAGGTATTAGGCGTGCACATTGCTGACGCTTACTACTTACCTACAGATGACGGTTCGATCCGTTCTCGTGGTGGTACAAGCGCTGAGCTCAAGACTGTGCCTCTTACCAAGACAGAGCACACGCTATACCACTGGCTCTTTACTCGCAAGCAAACCAAGTCCAATGCAGTGCCGACCACTTATCGGCATGCACTTAGGGAAATGGTCGGCGTAAGGCGCAGATGGTTTCCAACAGGAGGTGCTTGGACTAACAGAACGTGCGGCATGCACATCACTGTATCCGACACCGGCGCTTCGAGGTTGACATGGTGCAAAGTCTTGTACTGGATCAACAGAATTGCTTCGTTTGGCATGCACAAGACACTGTTCTTGCGCGAGCCAACCAGCTACTGCAATGTCCAATCTGTTCAGTCCAGGACTTACAACGGAAGCAGGTGGAAACTATATGGCGAAGACATCAAGGCATACAACAGTGTGCGAGAAGCCTTTGCAAGTCCTAGTGAGTACGACGAGGAGGCTATTGAATCGTTACTCGGCTACGAAAAATACTCGCAGCTTCGAGTCAAGCCAGGAGAACTCGTTGAGTTCAGAGGGTTTCGTTCTTCGCTTAACCCATTGATGATGCTCCGCAATATCGAGGTCGTCGAATCCATCATCGACTTAATGGAAGAGACGCCTTTGTACAGGCTGGACTCCACGACCGACCAGTCATACGGGTTTTACGTCGGACAGAACCACCACAAATACCCGTTCCTTCGCAGGTGGTTCGTAGACGTCGCGAAGAACTCGCCCATGCGGAAGGCGTTCATCGTTGGCTCAAACAAGTGGGCCAACAGAGGATCACAAACAGAAAGGGGTGCCTAATGTGCATCGCAATATTCAAACCACGCAAGACCCAGCCTGACTGGTCTTCTTACAAGAAGGCATTCAAGGCTAACCCTGATGGTTGGGGTTTTGCTGTAGCAAAAGACAACAAGCTTATCATCAAGAAAGGAGTAACATCATTTAACAACTTCAAGAAAAAGTTTCAACCATACCGAGCCTATCCAGCTCTGGTCCACTTTCGGATCAGGACAAGTGGTGAGATCGACGACAAGAACTGTCACCCATTCTCAGTTACAGAAGACCTGTGCTGTATACACAACGGCATGCTTGACATTCAGTGCAGCATCAACAAGAAGATGTCTGACACATGGCACTTTGTCACACAGGTACTGAGGCCTATGTGCGAGGGAGACGACTCCTTCCCTTGGAACCAAGGCAGCTCGTTCTTAGGTGAACATTTCTTGGGCCACGGAAACAAGATGGTGTTTCTCAAGAACACTGGCGAGCACACTGTATGGAACTACGATCTAGGACATGTCTCGCCGGACAAGCATTGGTACAGCAACTACAGCTACACCAGCTATAGCAGGTTCACGGGGATGCCCAAGAAACAAACGTCAACCTCCAACAACTGGCTCTACAACAACAGCGGCAAGTCTTACTACAGTTGGTCAGACAAGTATTCTGCCGACAATACAACTGCCTCTAATAACTACATAGAGATTGATGAGGAGATAAGGAAGGAAGAGTACAAAAGGCTATGGGAAGAGAATGACGAGAAGTTCTATGACCCTCTCCCAAGTCTAGACGAGAGTGACACCCAACGACTTACTGTCGAGGCCGACGACCCATTCTCAGGGCTTAACGACCTCGGTGAATCAGACTACAATGCAGCACAAGGACTTGCGGCAGCAGGGCTTTCGGCCTACACAATCGAATGCCTCCACGACTTTGACAACGAGGCGTTGGAATTGTTGTGGTCTAACTACTGCGACAAGACTGAGTACCTGCCAGAGGAAGGAGCCGACATTGCCCAGCACTAGCCGAGAAATCTTCGACGAGTACGGCGATAACCCAGGGCTTGGGTCAGGGCTATTCCAAGCACACTACGAAAAGCTGACTGACAACTGGTCATCTAAGTCCGGGCGTCCAACCAAGGAATCAGAGACTGTGCCGTTAGCACTGACTGCATTCATGTACACCCTGTCTAGTCTGCGTCATCTCTTTGAGCTCGACGACATCGCAGACGTGCGACCGCACAGCTTTCGTGCGCTACGATCAGCAGCCGATTTGATCGGACCGAAGTACAACGTGTCTGAGCTTGGTGCTCACCACAACTAAACCACACCTAGAGGGGCGCGGCCATTGTGCTGCGCCCCTCGCTTTTTTTATTTGGAGACTACATGAAAGTATGGGGATACGGTCGTCATTCAACAGACGATCAAGACATTACTGAACGAGCACAGCATCAGTCAGTAGCCGAGTATGCGAAGAGAACATTCGGAGATGACGTTGAGTTCAGCTGGAGCTATGACGCAGCTGTGTCAGGTGGCAAGTCATTCTCTGAGCGACCAGAAGCTAGAGGCATCTACTTCTTAGCTCAGCCCGGAGACTACGTTGTTGTGTCTAAACTAGACAGAGCGTTTCGTGATCTCGAAGACAGCATCAAGACTGTCAAGATGTTTCAAGCAAAGGGGATTACGTTCAAGTGTGTCGACCAAGACATTGACTTCGAGAATCCCTACGGCAAGGCATTCAGTAGAACGCAGACAGTCTTTGCTGAACTAGAACGAGATGTTGGTGGTGCTCGTACTTCAGTTGCCATGCAAGAACTCAAGTCTGAAGGCAAACCATACGGACCCTATGTACCATACGGCTGGAAGAAGATAGGGTCTAACGGGCACGGCTACTTCATCCCTGACCCTGACGAGCGTGAGCAAATCAGTGGGCTAGTCAAGATGAGAAAGTCAGATCACCTGTCCTACGAAAAGCTAGAGCAGCGCAACCGCAGAACGAAAAGACCGAATGGTCGGTACTGGAATCGGAACACAATTCGACGAGCTATCATCGCAAGGGAGAGAGGTTATCCCAAGCGGATGATAGCTGAGTGACAGCAATCTCAAGCCTACGCCGGACTGTTCTTCTGTCGATCCCAAACTCACCTGCCATCTCTTCAAGCGTCTTACCCTTGAAGTATCTGCTGTGAAGTAGTCTGCGGGACTCGTCAGGTATCGAAGACATTGCGTTGCGTACGTCTCGGGACTGCAGGTTGACAGCTTCATCGCAATCAAGGAACTCCAGCGGCATGCGACCGGGACCATCAGACCCCCGTCGCTGTTCCCGTGCGAGTTCTTTAAGCAATGAGTTAAAGATAGCCGTCGTAAAGTACGTGGTTATTTTACTCTTGTTTTTGTCGTACGTCTTAGCTGCTTTGACAACTGCGAGGTTGGCTACCTCAACAGAGTCGATGCGCTCAAGCTTCCTTCTTATTCCTGGATAAGCTTTACAGAAACCGTGGATTGCTTTCGGAACTATCTCCAGCGCATCTTCAGCTAGACGTCTTTGTTTATTCGTAAGACGTTTCACCTGTCTACCCCCCTGTAGTCAGATGATTTTATTACGCGCAGACAATAGCAAGAAGCACAATCGAAAGGCTCCAGTCTGTCCTTGGTAAGTCAACGTCTGCGTCGAATGACCACGTTGCATTTGCCATCAGGACAAACTGGGGTCTCTGTCTTTTTTTGTGTAGATACGTCCTGTTCGGGGGCAATTTCTTCAGGAAGTTCCTCTTCCTCCTCTTCTTCCTCTCTTAACTTCACTCGCTCCAGGCTTGCTCGAGCAACAGAGACTGAGACGATGGCGTCATGCCGCATGTCATCTCTTTGGCTTGGGTCAGCAGACAGGGTGGCTAGAATACCAAGCACATACTTCCACATCACAGACTCCTTGAATGGTCTAGGTACGGGGCATCAGACGAAGGAGATGCACCTATTGTATTCTTGTCAAACACATCAGGCGGTTCAGCGAACATCATAAACCATAGCCCCATGCGCGCTGCCTTCATGACGAACGTAAGGATGGGACGGTCATCTTTCTTGTACTCAACATAAGAACATACGCCGTACCCGATAGCTAAAGCTAGGAACAAGCCTAGCGCCAACTGCTTCTTATTGATTTGCATCTAACCAATCTCCGTGATGAAGGTCTCGATAAGGGAATCCTTGAACTGAACCAATCGCGAACGAGTCGCGCCATGTGCCGAGCATCGAGTCCACCACGTCACGCTTTGCCCAAAAAGAACCGTCCGGCTGATCTTCAGGAAACTTTCCGCCATTTACATAGTCACCCCACGAATTGATAATAAGTAACCCATCATCTTTGCTGCCGTTTTTCTTGTACCTAACACCAGCTGCGTACATGCAGTGAGCCCAGCTACCTTTTCTCTGACACCACCCGTCGTCATCACGAGTGCGACTGAAACCTACACCAGAGCATATCGCCACACAGAAACCTGACTCGATAGCTGCGGCAGCTTCGTCAAAGGTAGTAACCAAAGCAACATGAAGAGCAGGGTGCCGTTTAGCTGTCGAATCAAGCTTCCCTTCGTCACCTTCACCACCGTTACCCCAGTGACCCCATTCTTTGCAGCGAGACACGGAGTACTTTCGTAAGTCATGTCCGCCCAAATTATCTCGGAAGATCAGCCCCCACTGCGACAACCACTTGGCCGCAGCTCCACCGTAGCTTCCGTCTCGGTAGCCCCCAGTCCCCTCAGGCTTTCCACGAGCCTCAACTCTGCTTCCCCCGTAACAACTTGTGGGACTGGTCAATAGTGGAGGCTCAGGAACTTCTCCTTCTGACCACGCCACACATAAAGAACAGTAAGCTGCTTGACTAAAACCCCAGCCAACACAGCTGCCTACCGCACCCTGATTTCCGGGAACCCAGGGCTTGCTGTACCGCGCTTGGTGCGCACGAAGCATTGATCTGTAAAGGAACGTATCAATGCCACGAGATTTTTCGATCACCTCCCTCCCGGCGTCTCGGAACAGGGGCTGATCTAACTCACTAAGGAACGCTTGAGTCCCTTCGGGATTTGGATCATACCCTAGACCAAGTGCCTCGGCAGTTGGGCGTGGTGCCGAGCACGTACTAAACAAGGCAACCGTGAGGATTGCCAGTATCACCAAAACCCTAGCGCGCTGCATATTCTGCCGACCTTGCTAGTTCTCGGTACGCCGTCACCCATTTCGCGCGCTGCTCTGGAGTCACCGGACCGCCAGACACGCCGAGTTTGTTCGTTAGGTATTCTCCAACTGCATCAGCGACATGAGGCTGTCGTTCACCGATGCTATCTCCACGGAGAAAAAGATTACGAGCTCTGACTCTTAAGAGATCGTACTGTATGCCTGTGTTTAACACGGGGTCATCTTGCATCCCATCCCACTCAATCTCTGCCGCAACCTCATTGCATAGAGCTGCCATCAGCAAGGCATCTTCACCCGCAGTAGGACCAATGAACAGTCCCTTTAATGGTATGTCGTTATCAACAGGAGCTGGTGTTGGAACAACAACACGGTACTGAACATAGGCAGCAACACAAGCAGCAGCAATGATAGCTATACCAATGACACGACGCATTACTTACCACTCCCTCTTACGAGCGCAAGGATCAGAACGTCAACAGCTTCAAGCTCTATCGAACTAAGCTCTTCGTTTTGCTCAAGCCTTCGGCGGACCTTGGCAACACAGCTAATAGAATCCGGAAACGAAACAGCGCTCGCTGACGGCGCCGGGTCTAGTTCGTATGTAGAAAGGTCGAAGTCAATAGACTCGTCCTTCTTAGAACTCGGCCAGAACAATACCGCTAGCCCTGCAGCTATAAGTAATAAAGTCACTTACTCCCTCAACAATCTAAGTACAGATTCAATAGCACCTTCACTGAAGTGTAGTATCAACGCTCGCACTGACGGCTTGACCATGATCCATATTGGAAACACATAAACAGGAATCATCTTGTCGGCAACTGAATCAAACAAAGAGGAGATTGCTTCCAATGCCCACCGTTTCTTGAGTGGACCTGGGACTGGCACTGACTCCAAACCCTCTACTGTTAAGCGAAGAAAGTCGTAGAAGATTTCACCGAACTCTACAAGAGTTAGTCCGTCGTGAGCCTTGGCTGCTGCTGCTGCAATGGCAACCTGAATGTCTTCTATAAACTGTGCAGCTTTCGCTGGTTTTAGTTCTGGTCTATCTGGCATTTCGATACTCCGCTGTTTTCTTCGCTATCCCTTTAGGCTGCTTTACAAACTGTTTCCCCTTAGCCTTGCCCTCTCTCTTTGCACGGGTGGTAGCTGCATACTCGCCGTCACTCAACGCACTGATAGCCTTCTTAGGCAAGTACCTCTCCCCTGTGTCGCTAGACTTCTTCCCACTCTTAGTCTGCCACTTCTGCTTTCCCCAATCCTTCAAGGATTTCTGGCTTTTTCTCAGCCCGGACAGCACTCCCATTAAGCGTAACCCCCACCCTTTTCCTTATAGAGCTTCGCAAGCAGCTGCGCTTTGCGAGCACTCCACTGACCTGACGCAGTGCCATGAGTATCACGACCTTTGATACTCTCGAATAACTTCTTTCTCATCCCTGGCTTCGTGTAGTTACCAGCCTCGTTGACCTTGCTCTTAGCCATTAGCATTCCCATTTCCTTCTTGCTTTGCGCAAGCGACTGTTCGGATCTTTAGCTGCCTTAGGGAACATCTTCATCTGACCAGCGGACCGAGCGCAGTAACTATCTCTTCGCTTGCCGCCTTCAGGTTGCGGTCTCTTCAGGTTTCCACCCGTCTCCTTGTTGTATGATGCACGTCCCTTTGCATTGAGCCCACCCTCTGGGTTCTGACCTTCCTTGCGTGACCAAGCTGGAGTCTTCTTGGCCTTGCGTACTTT